CATCATTATAATGAACACTTTATTTAAACTTAATAATTATGTAATATTAGATTTATTTGAAATAGAATTGGAATCTAACGAAGGGTATTTAAGATTTCATGGGTCTAAGAATTTTAACAAAAATTTATTTTTCCAAAATAAAGAATATATTTTTATACCTTGTGAGTTTTCTTCTTATGAAACCTCCTCGGACGGTAGGCAAAGTAGACCTAAATTGCAAATCGGTAATATAAATAATTATTTTTCTAAAGTGTTGCAAGACAGAAACGATCTTATAGGTAAAAATTTTAATAGAAAAAAAATATTAGCTAAAGATTTAGACGTTAGTAATTTTGAAAATAACATTAATCCATATGGAATATCTAGTTTTAATACTTATATAGCGTTTGATAGGTTTGTGGTAAACGCAAAGATTGCAGAAAATTTAAATTTAGTAGAGTTGGAATTAACAACAAAAGTCGATGTTGAATCATTGTCTATTCCTGCAAGAAAAATTACTAATGATACGTGTTCGTGGAATTATAGATGTTATGGATGTAATTATGGAAACAATAGAGATTATTCAGGGCCTAAATTACCAGTAACAATAGCGGGTGGTTTCAACGGTTATTTAGGAGCGCCAGTTGCTGATGAAAATGATAAAGTTTTTGTTAAAAAAGCGAATAGCACTAATTCAGGAGATTTATATGATTTACCTTATAATGGCAGTTATAATTTAACGAGCTTAACATATAAAAATGAATGGTTGGCTACCACTTCTTATGTGGTTGGAGATTTTATTTATGTAGATGCTGTTTCTAACGCTAATTTAGAAAACGATGAATCGGAAATAGTTTCTTTAAACAAACCAAAAAATTATTTTGTTTGCATAATTAATAATGTAAATAAATATCCTTCGCAAAATACTGACGTTTGGAAACAAGATAAATGCTCGCGTACTTTAAGAGGGTGTAGATTAAGATTCAATGATAATGTTAATTTAACTAAAGATAAACCGTATTTACCATTTGGGGCCTTTCCAGCTACATTCCCATATAACAATGAATCTAAAACCTGAAATACATGATGAATTGCGATCTTATTCTAATAAAAATGCTAATGAAGAGGTTTGTGGGTTTATTGTAGAAAAAGACTCGGTAATTAAATTCATTCCAGTCGATAATAAACACCCAGAAAAACAAAATCACGTTTTAGTTTCTCCTAAAGATTACTTGCAAATAAAAAATAATTACACAATTTTATACTATTTTCATAGTCATCCTGAAAGCTTTGATTTTTCTAATGTTGATTTGTTTTATCAAAAATATCATAATTTAAATATGATTATCTATGATATTAAACAAAACATCTTTAAAGAAAAGAAGTGTAAATTAATATAATATATGGTTAATATTAAATTACATGGTATTTTCGAAAACTATGTGAAAACAGAATGGCATTTAAATGTCAAAACTGTTTTTGAAGCATTTGAGGCTATTGAGGCTAATAGTGGAAAATTGTTAGAAACTTTGGGTAATTTTCAGGAATATTTAACGCATTTTATTATATATGTTGATGATAAGCCAGTGTCTCATGAATATTTTAATTCGCCAATATTAAAAAAAGATTCGAAAATAGAAGTTGTTCCATTGATATTGGGATCAACAATTGCTGGTATTGATATATTGATTGCTATTCTTTTGATAGCGATATCAACAGGAATTTCAATGTTAATAACCAGTTTAATGACTCCAAAAGCCCCAAAAGATATTAAAAATAATTCAAGACTCTTTTCTGGTTATGAAAACGTAACTAAAAGAAACGTGTCAATTCCTATAGGTTATGGAAGATTAAAAATAGGAAGTATCGTTGTTGCCAATGATGTAATATTAACAAATAAAATTAATAATAATTAATTTATGGGCGCGAATTCAATATATCCAGTAAGATTAACGGAAGACATGGAAAGAGATATTCCGCAAAGTATTGGAGCTTCAAACGAGGTTCAGAAGGGTTCTAATAGTTCAGATCCAAATTTATTAATAAACACATCTTCTTTAAGCGCTTCCTCATCTGGAGCAGATGTAGTTAAAATATTTATAGAAAATGATTTAGTTTCTACGATATCATATGCATCTTCTTTTATAACAGCAGATGCGACTTTAGATACAGAATCTTTTTATGAAAGCAATGATCTTTTATGTGAAGGGCCTATTGAAGGTTTGGTAGATAAAGATGGTAATATTTTAAATTTGCTTGATTTGAATTCTGCGGTTAAAAATAGAAATTCTTCATTAGCTTATGGTATTTATTACAACGATATTTCAGTAAAAGATAAAAACACAAATTTATTAAATTTAACAGCAGCTAATTTTAATTTAACTTTAGGAAATGAAGTAAACAATTTTAATGATATATCAAGCAGTGTCTACTCTTATGATTCTAAAGTTTACGATTTAGATCAAGATCCAAATATAGCTAGTTTTAATAATTTAGATAAATCGTATATAGGAGAACAGTTTTCTGATTTAACTTCTAATCCATTATATCAACAATTAATATATTTAAAAAATAAAGCGAGAAGCTTCTCTCATTATGTAAAAAATAAATATATAACTTCAGCGACTGTAAATGTAAAAATAGATACATGCTTTTATATAGGAGGAAAAGGAGAAACTTGTGGAAATAATATTCGTTTTATATTATCGGTTACTAATGTTACAGAAAAAACTACAACATATTTTTATTATCAATCTTACTTTGTTGCAAAAGGAAATCCTGTTGTAATACCAATTCAAATACAATTTAAGAGAGAAGTTAATTTATCTGGAAATCCTCCAGAATATTTAATAAATGTGTATAGTGTAGAAAAAAGATTGACCGCAATTGGTTCAAAAAATAGAACATTAAGTAATAATTCTAGAAGTTTCTCAATAGATTCTATAGTTGAAAGAGTAGATTATGCGTTTTCTTATCCTTATTCAGCGGTTTGTCAAAATACAATTAGCGCTAAACACTTTGCTAATATTCCGGTTAGAAGTTTTGATTGTAAATTATTAAAAGTAAAAGTCCCGAATAATTACGACTCTGATGCTAGACAATACGATGAGGATTGGAGCGGAGATTTTAGTAAATTATTAAAATGGACTGATAATCCGGCTTGGATTTTTTATGATTTATGTATAAATAGCAGATACGGTTTAGCTAAATCATCAATGTCTGAAAAAGATTTAAATAAATGGGAGTTATATAAAATATCTAAATTTTGCGATGAATTAGTTATTACTAATGCTGGAACCAAATATAAAGAAGATGAATTCACTTTCGATAATAAAATACAATTAAATCAAACAGATTATAACACAATAACTTTTACTTCAATTGAGGCTTTAAATACATTACAAACTAGATACCCAGAAAAAAGCATAATATATTTATATAATATAAAGAATAATCTTGATGAAAATATAAACATAAATTTTAAAAAAATTATATTGTCGGTAACAAAAGTAGGAAATACAGTAAAAATAAAGTTATGTAATGATTTTGGTATTAGAAAATTTATTGAATCTGATAATTCTGGTAGATTTTATGATTCTTTAAAGCAGTATATCGTTGGGAATCCTGAAGTTTTAAATACAGAAGATAACGCTAAAAGCTTTGCTATATCGTATTTAAATAATATATCAAATTCAATAAATACATATGATTCTACCGCTGAAAACATATCGTTATCTTTTAGAAATAAAAAGATTTTTGATAGCTCTTTAAATGTAGCGTCTGGAAAATGTGTTGTAAAACATCCAGAATATGGAGATTTTTTAGAACCTAGATTTTCTGCTAATATCTATATAAATGAAGCCACAGAGGGGTTGAAAATATTAAGTGATTTATCGTCTATCTTTAGAGGTATTTTTTATTTTAAAAATGGTCTTTTAAATTTAAATACAGATGTGAAAAAAGCTACTTCTTATGTTTTTACAAATTCAAACGTAAAAGAGGGTGTTTTTAATTATAGCTCTTCTAATTTAGAATCTTCATATTCGGTTGCTAAAGTATCATATTTAGACAAAACAGATAATTTTAAAGATAAAGTGGTCTATGTTGAAGATTCTACATTAATAAAAAAATACGGTTTAATAGAAAAAGAAATATTAGGCTTTGGAATAACTTCTAAGTATCAAGCCGAAAGAATAGGTAAATGGTTTTTGACAACAGGTAAACTAGAGTCGCAAACAGTTGCTTTTTCCACTGGTATAGAAGCTGGTCTTTTAAAAATAGGAGATATAATTAGAATAGCAGATAATCTTAAAAATTCTAAATTGGAATTTGGAAAGGTTACATCTTTAGATTTTAAAAATAATTATATATATATTGATAGAGAGCTTAAAAACGATGTGACTGGTAAAAGAATAAAAATTTTATCGATTGTCAATGACGAACCATTAGAAAGCACGTTGAGTGTTTTTGAAAGCGATAATTCAGAATTAAAGTTAAAATTATTGCCTTATGATTATTTTAGTTGGAATATAAAAAGCAAAGCTATAGCTTCTGATAATGGAAGAACCTTATCGTCTGATTTGATTTCAGCGGCAGCTTGGGATAAAAAAGCTTTTACAAAGCAAAGTTATGTTGAAGATTGTCAAATTTCTTTTAAAGTTGCAGAAGTTTCTCAAATTTTTATTTGTGGTTTAAGTTCTGCTAATAATATATCAAATAGTTATGAAGATATTCAGTATGCTTTTTATATAAATAGCGGAAATTTATTAGGAGTTTTTCCTGGTTATCCAGTAGCGGTTCCATTTAATTTTAATAAATCTATAACAAGTTCTGATTTATTGACCATATCATATGACGGAGTTAACGTAACTTTTTATTTAAATCAACAAAAATTAACAGATCCACAGCCAAGAACGAAAGGAAATCCTTTATATGCGGTTGCAGCTTTTAATACTCAATTTGCAAAAATAAATGAAATAACATTTTCTAGATATCCATTGCCAATGTATAATAGCTTTTCTAATTTAAGATCTGACGCTAATTTTTCTATATATTTAGAAAATGATGCTGAACAAGAAGATTTATATAGAGTTGTAGGTATGAATGAAGCGTCTGCAAACGAATATGGAATTTCAGCTATGAAATACAATGCTGAAAAATTCGATGTTGTGGACAAAAATGAATATATAGATGAAAATCAATACAATAAAAAACAAGTGATATTTGCTACAGATGATTATATAAGACCTGCTTTTTCTGATACCGTAATAAATGAAAACATAAAACAAACATCTTTATCTTATATTCAAGCAATAAATATTAATTTTGATTATTCTTTTTCTATAGAAAACGAAGTTTTAACAGATGCTTTCAATTTTAAAAACTATTTAAGTATAGAGATTAATTTTATTGAACTGTTTTCTAAATTAAAGAACAATAAATATATCAATGGTTTATACTGCACAATCATAAAAGATGGAAAAGTTTTAAAATTTAAACAATATAAGAATCAAGCAGGTAAAATTTCTATTTTTCTTGGACAGAACATATCATTACAAAACAATAATACTGTAGTGTTCGATATAGATTTGTATGCTTTTGATTCTAATATGCGTTTAATTAATGTGTAAAGTATAATATGGCATTTATCAGCAACACAGGAATTGATTACGATAGCGCTTTTGCTATAAAAAATATTGATTTAAGTTTAAATGGTATTTTTTCGTCAAAGAATACCTCTTATTCGCCAACAAGTTTTGGAATAGATCCTTCAACTTCCTTTGTCAGCGGCTTCATGGCTGAAAATCAGATTTCTTTATCTTGGGCTGTAGAAAGACCAATAACTAAAGATTTAATTACTTCGTTTGTTAACGATGTGGGGTTTTCTGGTTTTTATGTTAATTATTATGATACTGGAAGAAGTTTAATTTTTACAGATACTAACGCTTTTAATAGAACTAATTATAAAATAACTTCTCAAGAGTTGTTTAATGTATTCTCATCGATTACCGGATCAAATAGTGCTGTTAATTATAATCAATTTTTTATTGATATAGTAAGTCAAGATTTTCAAGGCAGAACAAGCACTGGAATTGCTTTAATAAATTTTGGCGTGCCAAGTGTACAAATTAGTGGTTATAGTATAGATAATACAACAAATTTAAATTTAAACTATACAGATAGACAAATAATTGAATCTTTAGATTTATTTGTTACAACGGGTCAATCTTTTGATCCTTTAAGTCAAGATTATTTATATTACGCAAATTATAACGCTCCATCTTTAGATAACGTTTATGTTCCAGATTTAATTCGATTAAATCAAAATCAACTAACAGATAATGAAATAAGACTTCCTTATTATGTTCATTTGATTCCTTATAGTTATTTTTCTAGTGGTCAAAAAATAACATCTTCAGGCATAAAGCCATCTTCTTATTCTGAAGTGTTTTTGCCAGAAAAAATAAATAATGTTACTGGCTATGCGTTTAATAATTTTAATAAGACTTCTAAAGAATTAGATTTAAATATTTTTGTGAAGTGGGATGCGATTACAGAGTCTCAAGATTGTTCATTTCATGTTTTAGTTGAAGAGAGTGGATCTAACTCTAATAAATACGATTATTTTTTACAAAATAGATCTTTAGATAAAATTTCATCAATATTATACGGTACTGGAACTGGATTAAGTTCATCTGGTACAATTTTTCAAAATTATGGGTCTTCAGGAATACGATGGAATGACCATACAATTTATACTGATAATTTAGGTTCTTTGCCAACAGGTATTTATGATCAATACTCTACAGGAATAAATTATATTACAGAAATAAGAATACCTTCTGGAATTTCAAATTCTTCAGAAGTTTTTCTGTGCTATAATTATACTGGTAATAATGAATTTAGTTTTTTGCCAAGTGGTGGATATTTTAGTGGTAATGTATATACTGGCACGTATTCTGATGTTAGATATTTATCAATTTTCACACCTAATATTAGTGGGTTCAATGATTTAAATGATACTGTAACAGGAATACAAATAGCAAAAAGAATAACTGGTTTTGCTGATTTTGTATATTCTACAATAGATCCATCTTTTATTTTTCCAGTAAAAGAAGATGCTAATTATTTTGTTAAAGTTCGCGCAATTAATACTGATGAGGTTGTTTCAGAGTTCTCAGATACTTTATATATTAGTTCTGGATATATAAATCAAGCAATAAATCTTAGTCCGTTAAGTGGTAAAAAAGTAATTGATGGATCTGGTGTTAGTGGCTATTTGCCAGTATTTTCTGATTCAGATAGTTTAACAACAGGTACATTGTATTATAGTGGTAGTAATAATTTAGTATTTACTGAATTGCCGACAACAACAATTTCAGAAAATTTATATAAATTAGTAGTTGAAGATAACATCGTAAAAAAACAATTAGATACAGGGAGCGGCACTTCTTTAATTGAAGAGTTTACTGTTGCTGCTCATGGTTTTATTGCCGGTGATGTTATTAGATTCGATGGAACAAATTATTTTAAAGCGCAAGCAGACAGCGCCGCACATGCAGAAGTATTGGGTGTTGTTAAGTCGGCAACTACAAATACTTTTAAAGTGGTGGTAGATGGATTGATAACTGGTTTGTCAGGTTTGACTGCTGGTGAAATATACTTTTTATCAGAAGCTACTGCTGGAACGGTAACAACTACAGAACCAAGTAACTTTGGAGAAGTTTCAAAGCCGGTTTTATTTGCGTTGTCAACTACAACTGCAAATGTATTGACTTTTCGTGGTGTTTTGATTGAGCCTCAAAGTGGAACTTCTGGAACAAGCGGAACTAGTGGTGATCCGGTTATTTCTTCTACTTTAGCTTATTATAACAATTCTACTCAAAGCGTATCATCTTCTTCAAATACAAAAGTAATTTGGTCTACAGCGGATACTGCAAATACTCAAGGATCAATTGGTTTAACTTTCAATGGAACTGATAGATTCACAAATACTTCTGGAGATTCAATTGTTATTACTGTTGATGGATATATAGGCTGGGCAAGCGGTGGAACTTCTGGTACGTCTAGATCTGTATTCATAGTAAAAAATGGTAACGTTTCTTCTTCTCAGGGAAGATATTCTTATTCTAGTATACCCGCAAACAATGATTATCCAGTAACTCATTTTTCTTCTGTTCTAGTTTTGAATAATAATGATTACGTAGAAATATACGCTTTGCATAATGATTCAACTTCACAAAATATAAATAGTCAAGCTAATTATCCTGCAAGTAGAATAATAATCGCTAGAAATGAAGGTGTAGCAGGAACTAGCGGATCTTCAGGAACCAGCGGAATCAACGGAACTAGCGGATCTTCAGGAACCAGCGGAATCAACGGAACTAGTGGGTCTTCTGGTATCAGCGGAACAAGCGGATCTTCTGGTGTTAGTGGAACTAGTGGGTCTTCAGGAATAAATGGTACTAGCGGATCTTC